CATCGGCCAGCAGGTTGGTGTAATAGGCGTCATCCAAAATCAGCGAGCGATCGGCGACCGGCATCTTGGCTTGGCTGCAGGCTTCGCGGATTTTGAGCACCTTCTTGTAGTCGAAGGCATCCGCGTTGAGTGCGGGGATGGCAGGGGCACCGTAGTTGGCGGCGGTGATCTCCGAAAAAATGTCCACAAGGACATCCTCGGCCAGTTGTTTGACCGCGCTTGCCACCAGCGTTTCCAAGACCGGGACAGCGGTTTCCGCCGCCTCGCGAGCCGTCACGTGGACGGTCTTGTATTTGTGGCGGTTGAGAACTACCGGAACCACCGTGATGGTCGAGTCGGCGTCGTCGGTATAGTTGCCGGTAAAATCGCTGGATTGACTGGGAGTGCCCACTACCGGCACCCGAACCGTGTCGAGCTTGTCGGCGGGCTCAGGCGAGAAGTTGGTCGAAAACGCTCGAAGCGGAGTGAGTGACGCCATAAACGGCTGGAGCGCGTTCTGGGCCACTTTGATGTCTTTAACGTTGGTGAGGGTGTTGGGCATAGCTGTCGTGCCTCCTTATTGGGCGTTGAGAATGAAGGCTTTCTGCTGGGGCGTGAGATTGCGCCAAAAGACTGTCTGTTCTTTGGGGTCGGTGATGGCATTGAAGCGTTCGAGAAGTCCCTCGCTCTGGGAGTCTCCTTGCGGGGTGACCTGCGCAGGCACAGACGTGCCTGTTTCCGCCACGATCCGCGCCGCTTCGACAGAAGCCCGTTTGGCCAGGTCCTGTTCCCGGCTTTCAAGTTGCGCGTTCTTTGCCGTGATGGATTCAATCGACTGGCGGGCCGTGGCTAGGTCGTTCTTAAGTTGGTCGCGCTCTTGGGTCAGAGATGCGAGCGAGGCGGTTTGCCGCTCGATCTGGCTGCGGAGTTCATCGGCTTGTTGGGAAGCCTCAGCCAGGAGCGCCTCGCGGGCCGCTGCATCCGCTTCGAGCTTTTGCACACGCTCGAGGGCGGCGTTGAGTTGATCTTCGATGGTCATTACCCTCACAACGGTGTCAACCTTGCGAACATGCAGGGACCGAAGCCGTGCGATGGCGGTGGCGCGATCTTTGATGGCCCCGGCCAAATTGAATCTCTGGGCATTGCGGGCCGAAAAGGTCTGACCCTCCATCGCCTCGTCGGGAATCTTTCGCCCTTTGGCCAACACCGCCGCTTTGAAATCCGTAGCAATTTCGTTCACATCGCTCTGGAGCCATTCCCGCTGCTCCTCGGTGAGTGAGGTTCCAGGAGTTCCCGCGCTCTTGAATTTCCCGGCGGCAAACACCTCGATCTTCAACCCTTCTTGACGAAATGCCTCCGATGAATCCACCACCGGCAAAATCACCCCAATGGAACCCACGCGTGCGCTGGAGCTGCAGTAGATGGCATCACATTGAGACGCCACCCAATACGCCGCCGAGCACATCTGGCCGGCAGTAAAGGCGTAGACGTATTTCTGCCGTGAGGCATCCGCAACCGTCTGAGCAAGTTCCGGAGTGCCATTGACGGTTCCTCCAGGACTGTCGATGTCGAGAAAGACGGCTTGCACGTCCTCGCGCTCCACAGCTTCCCGAATGGCGCGGGCGATTTCCTCGGTATCCGTCGCCCCAAAAATGAGCACAGACAGTGGGTCCGGCCGACGTAGCATCGGACCGCAAATGGAGATAACGCCAATTCCGTCTTCGACCGAGAGAAGCGGATGGGATTCTTTGGTCTGAAGGCTTGATGGATGATCCAGAAACGCCAACTGCGAGCTGGCCATCGTTTCGAGAGCGTCCGGAGTGATGAGCCACGGTTGTTTGCGAAAAATGCTGAACTTCACCCTCGCGGTGGGGTGTCAACGGAGTCGGGAGGTGAGGGGAATACGATTCCGCCGGCCGGTTTCCAGAGCATTTCCAGGGGGATGTCGTATTTCTTGGCGGTCTCCAAAATCATACGGGCATCCCGCGCCCGGCGCTCCAACTCTTCTCCGAAGTCCGCACCCAGCTCCTCATAGTGATCCGAGATGGTTTTGAGTCCCATCTCGACATCGGCTCGGTTTTGCTGCGCCTCTCTACCCGCATCCACCGTGATCCGTTTCGGGCATACGCAGGAAATCCTGTGCCAGTCCACCATGGGTTCCAATTCACCGCGCTGGATGGCATCGGCGATCACGTAGGCCCACACCGGCTTCATCAGTCGCTGAATTAAGATAAGCTGGCGGAAGGAAAATCTCCGGTCGGCTTTAGCCACGACCAATCGCACTCCCGCCCCGGTAAGGGTGCTTGAATCTGCCGCAAACTCATAGGGGATGACTCCAAGGGCACTGTCCCGGCGCAAATGAGTTAGGAAACCCGTGAAGGTCGGGCTGGGACGGTTGGACTGAAAACTATCAAGACTTTCATCGGGTTTGAGGGCGACGAGCTTGCCTCCGATAATTTTTTGTAAGGAAACCGGATCACTCGATTCACTGCCTGGAGCAGCTTCCCCCACCGCAAAATCCCCCGACTCATCCAGTTGGCCCCGAGCCGTTTTGAGCACCCGTGCAACATCCGCGTTGTCTTTGACGGCGTGCTTTTCCAAGGCCAGCAATTCGATCTCGTCCAAAATGTGATTGATCGAGTGCTGGATCATGGGAGCGTGACGCACCTCCGTGGCACTTTCCGGCTCGAATACATGGATCACACTGTGCGACGGTAGATCGCGAAACCCATGGTCCTCGATGACGCGGTAGAAAATCGGTGCCCCGTAGGCATCCAGCTTGATCCCGTCGGTGGTTTCGTCGCCGTGGTCCCCGATCCGATGGGCTTCGATCAATTGAAGTGCCGGGAAGCCGTCACGGGTGCGGGTTTTGTGGACGAAAAATTCGCCGTCAGTATCCATCCCCCGGCAAATGAGAACCTGGCACTCCTCAAAGCTGTAGCGTCCGGTGACTTCACACCGGCTCGACCATCGACGAAACACATCTTCCGCCTTGCGGTTCCATGCTGGATCGGGAGATTGCGCTTGAGGCCGGAGTCCATCTCCCACCGAATAGATCGCCATGCTGCCCACAAGCTCGCGGGCAAATCCTGAGTTCTTGAGCAGATACCGCGAGCGTCGAACCAGCTCGGTGCGCACCCGTGGGATGAGTTCGTTTTTGGCGTCGGTTGGAGCGGCCCCGGGAACCGCACCTCGACGTGGGGACCAATTGGCCGCCTCATAAGACGATCCCCAGGCCTTGGGCTGAAGAGCGGGAGGCACCCACCGGACAGCGAGCTTCTGAAATAGACTCATTTTGCCAGAAACCCTCCCACCAATGATTGGGATACCTTGCGAGGCCTGCCGTAAACCTCCGGTTGGAGTTTTTGCAACGCAAACGAGCACTCCTCCAAGGTCTCCTTGACGGTCATCGGGAATTGCTTAGACACCGAGGAACCAGAGTCACTCCACGACATCAGCGTTTTGCCTTCCAAAAGCAGGCTCTTGGCCCGGCTCTGGATCTCCAGAATCTCCGGAACGCTAAATCCAACCGTGAAAAGTCCTCGGGCCATGCCGTGCGGCATGTGTCAACAGGATCAACCCAAGACATCCTTCCCTGATGCCACTCGGGCTCGAAGCGTGGCAAGCGAGACGCCGTGCGGGAACTCGAAGTGAGGCGGGTCCGCAAACGATTTCCAGTCGCCGCCCCAGACTAGCCCGAGTTCCTTGCCGATCTCACCGGCTAAAGAATACAACCCAGAGGATCCGAGGTATTTACCCTCCGCGAAGATGCCGATGTCGTAGGCGAGCGCGAAGTTGTGATTTGAGAATCCTGATCGCGCATGGGTGACGATGCTTCCCGGACGAGTCCGGCCCTGTTCATAAAGAGCGGTCTGTTGGGCGTAGGTTCGATGGCCGGAGATGATGGCTGCGTCCATCAAAGAACGAAGAAGACCAATGTGGCGATCGGCTAGTGGTTGAAGACGTTGATGCAGGGAGTGGACCTCCAAGCCGTTCCAGGTGCCGCCGAAAATGTGGACCCGGCTGCGCTCGTCAAGAGCGGCTGGTTGTGCCGTGCCGACCCAAGAACGTGCCGCAGCTCGGCTCATTGGGCCGATGAGGCCGTCGATCTTTCCTTTGTAGAAACCAGCGTCTCTGAGCTTGGTCTGGACTTCCCGGATTGCAAGGAGGTCGTGACTCACGCCTGCGGGGCGGAGTCAACCGGATCGTCTTGGAAGCGGTCGCTGACGTCTATGGTTTCGCCGTTCCTGATCACCATCGCTTTGCGGCCACCCCCGAGCTGGAGCCAACGCTTAACAATCACGTCGCAGTAAAGCGGATCAAGTTCCATCAGAAAGGCTTTACGCCCACAGTTTTCTGCGCCGATTAAGGTCGAACCGCTGCCACCGAACAAATCCAAAACGTTCTCTCCGGAGCGGGAGGAATATCCCATCGCCCGCACCGCCAATTCGACCGGCTTTTCGGTCAGGTGGACCATCGACTGTGGGTTCACCTTTTTGACGTGCCAAAGGTCGGTGGCATTGTTTGGGCCGAAATACTGGTGAGCCGCCCCTTCTCTCCATCCGTAAAAGGCGATCTCGAAAGCTCCCATGAAATCTTTGCGGGTCAAAACCGGGTGTTCTTTGTCCCAGACGATGGCTTGGGAAAAGTAGAGGTCGGACTCACGCAGCGCGCCGGGGTAGTTGGCGAGATTGGCGTATCCGCCCCAAATGTAGAAGCAACGACCGGGTTCGAGGACGCGAGCGATATTGCCAAACCATGCCCGGAGCAATCGGTCAAACTCCTCCTCGGAAACGAAATCGTTGGCCAGGGGTCGATCTTTGGCCCGCAGCTTTTTATGGGTGGCCTTGGATTTTTCCGGATGGCGTTCTACATCGAGCTTCTGGTGGTGCATCGACTTCCGGGCATTGGGGCTCATCAGCGGACTGTCCGAGCACATGCCCGCAGCGATGGCGTTGTTGCTGCGGGGCTCGACCTTCACGTTGTAGGGTGGGTCGGTGTTGACCATTTGGATGCGAGATCCATCGAGCAACCGGTCCAGATCGTCTGTCTTTGAGGAATCGCCGCACATCAGTCGGTGGTTTCCGAGAACATAGATGTCGCCGGGACGAGTGAATGCTTCATCGGGAAGAGCAGGAACAGTTGATTCGGTGAGGTTGTCCTCAGGCGGGAGCAGCTTTTCTACTTCCGTCGAATCGAAACCGGTCAGGTCGAGGTCGATTTGACCGTCCAATTCTTTGAGGATTGCCGCGATCTCATCGGAGTCTGGTTCAGCCAGCTCGGCCAGCCGGTTGTCACCCACAAGCACCGCCATCTCATCGGCATCCGAAGCGAAGTCCTGGTAGTCAACCGGCACCAGTGGGGTGCCGAGTTTTTGCGCAGCCAGGAGTCGACCATGCCCGGCTACGATCAATCTGCTGCGTTTGGAAACCAGGATGGTGTGACGCCAGCCGAAGTATTTGATCGCCTTGGCCAGAAGCTGGATCTGCCCATCCGGGTGTTTGTTGGGGTTGCGTGGGTTAGGTCGGAGTTCGTCAACGGGAACGAGTTGATCGAAGGCACACCAGACTTCGATGCTCCCGGCGAGTGCCTTCGGTTTGATTTCGGCGCATGGGTCAGACATGCCAATCCTGCGGGTGTCAACGGGCCGGGATTGACACTTTGGCCTGTGCCGATGGGCAACACACTGGCACTGGACCTCGGCACGACCACGGGATGGGCCATCCGCAAGCCCGAAGCGGTGCTCTCCGGGAGTTGGTTACTGGCGACCCCCCGAGAGCTCCGGCAGCAACGAAAACTCGGACAAGAGAGAACTGGGGATCTGCGCTTCTTCCGTCTGCGGGATCGGATCAAGGAAACGCTCGGCGACCACCAAATTGAGACCGTCGTGTTCGAGGACGTCTTGTTTTTGTCGAGCCAAGCGCAGAGCCAACTTTGGGCGTCGCTCCGAGCTGCGGTCTGGTTGG